TGTTAGTTGTATCTATTGTTAGATAATTGTTCGTGCCTTCTTTAATGGCAAAAGCGGCTGTTGTATTGTCTATGAGCGACAACGTAGCAGCCGCGGCAGTAGTATCAAACTCCGTTGCATGAATTGGACCCGTAACAGTCAAAGCAGTATGAACGTTAACCATTTCTGTTGTGTTAGTTGTATCTATTGTTAGATAATTGTTCGTGCCTTCTTTAATGGCAAAAGCGGCTGTTGTATTGTCAATGAGCGACAATGTAGCAGCCGCGGCAGTAGTATCAAACTCCGTTGCATGAATTGGTCCCGTAACAGTCAAAGCAGTATGAACGTTGACCATTTCCGCGCCGTCGTTAGTATCTATCGTTAAATAATTGTTCGTGCCTTCTTTAATGGCAAAAGCGGTGGTTGTATTGTCTATGAGCGACAATGTAGCAGCCGCCGTAGTAGCGTCAAACTCCGTTGCATGAATTGGTCCTGTAACAGTCAAAGCAGTATGAACGTTGACCATTTCCGCACCGTCGTTAGTGTCTATTGTTAAATAGTCATTCACATCTTCCCGAATGGCAAAAGCGGCTGTTGTATTGTCTATGAGCGACAATGTAGCAGCCGCGGCAGCAGCGTCAAACTCCGTTGCATGAATTGGTCCTGTAACAGTCAAAGCAGTATGAACGTTGACCATTTCCGCACCGTCGTTAGTGTCTATCGTTAGATAATTGTTCGTGTCTTCCCGAATGGCAAAAGCGGCCGTTGTATTGTCTATGAGCGACAATGTAGCAGCCGCCGTAGTAGCGTCAAATTCCGTTGCATGGATTGGTCCCGTAACAGTCAAAGCAGTATGAACGTTGACCATTTCAGCGCCGTCGTTAGTGTCTATCGTTAGATAATTGTTCGTGTCTTCCCGAATGGCAAAAGCACTTGCTGTATTATCAATCATTAGCACATTTGTTGGTTGGTTTGAAATGTCAATGTTGTTAAGTAATGTAAGAGGTTGACTAATAATTATTTGTTTAGATCCAGTAACTGTATTAAAAGTTAAAAAAGTATCTGAAACATCTTGAAAAACTAATGCAGTGGCACTTTCATCAAATATAGATGCGGTAACATTGTTAACATTAAACAGTAGTTGATTAGAAACAGTTAATGAATCAATTGAGAAATTAGTTAACACAAATGCCCCACCAATCGTTAAGCTCCCAGCAATTGAAACATTACCAGTATCTGCATTGATAATAATTGTTTCAGTGTTTCCATTCATACCATAAATGATACCATGAATTCGGGGGTCTCCATACATGGTTAAAGTTCCGTCATTGCTATCAGTACCGATATTTAAAGTGTTAACATTTGTGACATTGGTAGTTGTGACATTATCAATTGTTAAGTTTCCACTTAAATAACCATTACCATTTTCATCTATGAATCCAACATTTCCCGCTCCAATTAATAATGAATTACTATTTAAAACATTTGCCGTTAATTCTCCTCCAATTTCCAAATCACCCCCTAAAGTCATACCACTAGTGACATTTAAATTATTAATTGTTCCAATTGTACAATTTAAATTACCAGACGTTGTAATGTCACCACTTGTATTAATTGTGCATGCACTATTAACATTTATGTCTCTGGTGTTTAATGTACCAACTACAGAAACATTGTTTGTTACAGATCCTAAAGAAACAACACCCGTCGCGGTTAAATTTGTCCCACTAATCGCCCCAATTGAGACAATTGATGTAGCATTTATTTGTGCAGCATTTAAGTTATACAAAACTATGTTTGAAGAAATCAAATCTAAATCACCAACTGTGTTTTCAGTTAATCCAACATATACATCATTTGTATCACGGAAAAACATTATTCCTTCTCGGTCAGTTTCGTTAACGTATGATAAAAACGCTGCAGACTGAAAACTTGCTTGATTTTCTCCGGTGTTAATTTCCAACATGTTTTTCTTTAAAGAAAAGTTGTCAACATTTGCACTAAGATTATTTAACGATGCGACACCTTGGGTAATCATTAAAACATCTCCAATGTTAACGTTAGTACCCATAATGTCAACATTGTCACCATTAATTACAATTTGCCCAGTGGTGTTATTTAGTGCAGTTAGTGAAATATCATTGATGTCAATGGTTAACGAGTTGTTAATTGATTGAATATCTGAAACAAATAAGGTGTTAAATTCGGCATCACCAATGACATTGTTGGTAGTTCCATCATAAATTTGTTTTGTGTTACTAATTGATGTGGTTGATTTAATAAATCGAAAAACACTGTCAGAACCAGCCATGCCAAAAAAACCATTTTGTGTTTCATTGTTGGCATTTTTGTATTGAAATTTAAAACCATAATCATTGTTGGTTAATTTATTAAATCCAATAGTGGGGACAGTGTCTGACACATTAAAGTTTGCATGTTCTGAATTAAAAAATGTAATAGTTGAAAGTGATGACAATGGTTTGGTTGAAACATTACCATTTAATAATACAGACGCTAATGCAGAAATAATCACATCTGTTCGTATGGTGGTTGGTTTTAATGAAATTGTGTTGTCAAATAATAACAAATCTCCTATTTCCATACTATCAAAAAACCCCGTTAATCCTTGTATTTTGTTATTGGCAATGATTGAATTAGAAGCCAATAAGTCCGTTACTTCCAATTGATCAAATGCATTACTATTAGTTGTTGTCACATCACTAATTAATGAAGTAGATGGTTGTTCATTGGATAAAATGTAAAATGGTTTGGATGATGTAAACATGAATTGTATATTATGGATTAATAAATGGTTTTAATTGAGTTGTATAGAACGGATAACAACACATTAAAAAATGATGTGGTCATTATTTTAGTTTATAATTATATAGGCCGTATTTATTATAACAAAATTATGAGTGAAACAAAAACATCTGTTGCACCATTTACACCATCCGCACCTAAACCGGCATTTAATCCTCAAAGTCGGTTTAATGTTGTTGCATTTCCAAAAATTAATACTGGATTACCTGACACTAGAATGCAAATTAACAAGTTTTTTGAGTCATTAGATCCAACCACTGCCAGACGAATCATGATTGACACCGGTATGATTGCCCCTGCTGATGGTATGACTATGTTTAATGTGATTGAGAATAACTTGACAGAAATGACACAAACTAAAGAAATGGCAGTTGTTCAAATGCTCAAACAATTAGAACTACAAGGTAACTCCATACATGCAACTGATTCTAAAGGTAATTCATTATTACATTATGCTGTCATGAAGAATGCATATCATGTCGCTAAATTTTTAATTGAACGGGGATTAAATCCATCACAACCTAATTTAATCGGACAGACACCATATCATTTAGCATTAACTGGGTTTGAACGAGAATGTGGACATTATGAAGTTAAGTCACAAGAACATTCAGCACCAATGGCTAATACAATGATGCGTGGATTATTGAAAACCGCGATTGAAACAGTTACCAGCTCTCAAAAAATGAAGGCATATAGTGACAATTTAGACCATCAAGTGACTATACCTGCTACATCTGAAACGGTTGATAGTTATTACACCGCCAGAATTCCAATGGAACCGGCATATACTACAATGACTTCTCAATTTGAATCAAACATTGTGCGAATTATGGGCAGTGATGCAAATCAGACTAAGCGTGAAGCAGATTTAACAAAGTACTTTGTAAATCAAGTTGATACGTTAGTAAAGTCAGTAAAAGCAGTTGTTGAACCTCAAACCCAAACGGATGATTTTTTTAAATTGTCTACGGATGGAAGTGATCAATTGAATGTAATTGACACATTAATAATGGCTGAAAAAAATGCATATATAAAACGCCATAATAACATCATGACTGTGTTACAAAAACTACGTGAATTTGTGGCAGCCATAAATAGACCATTAGACAACATTGTAAATGCAAACCCTGACTTTACGGTGCCATATCATGCGGTTCCTGTTGGTGGCGCTGGTGGTGCTGGTGGTGCGGGTGCTGGTGGTGCGGGTGCTGGTGGTGCGGGTGCTGGTGGTGCGGGTGCTGGTGGTGGTGCTGCCGCTGCCGCTGCTGGTGGCGGTGGTGCTGCCGTTCCTGTTGCTGATGTCCCCGCACAATTCCAATACAACCGCTTTGAAATTCTCCCGTTGATTAACAAAATTACATACACTCCACCAGCTCCACCAGCTCCACCAGCTATAGAGAATTATGAATTTGAGTATGAAATTCCAGTTGAACGTGCAATTACACAACCAGTGCTCCGGGCGCAAATTGTTGATTATGTTAATGGGTTTATTAGATCATTAGAAAGTCAACTAACCACATTTGGCATAGCATTGCAATCACCATCATCAGGAACAACCGAACCAACTAATCTAGACATTTATGATCAAATTACAGTGTTTGCAGATCGTGTTGTTCGCTATAATGGCTTATTGGATAATTTAACACGGGTGCAGGGTCAATCTGGTTTGGCCGATGGTTTGATGGCGCAAGTCCCAACGTGGGCGAATACGCTAACTGTTGCCCCTGGTGCTGGTGCTGGTGCTGGTGCTGGTGCTGCTGCAGTGTTTCCACCGGCTGTTGCTGGTGCTGGTGCTGGTGCCGGTGCCGCTGGTGCCGGTGCCGCTGGTGCCGCTGATCCAACCGAGTCGGACATTGCCACCAAAACCGCTACCGCATTGACACAAGTTAACGCATTAGCTGATACAGTTGTGAGTACAGAACTGTTGTTTCCTGGTCAAGTACCTGAACCAGATGAAGCTGGTAATTTACCACCCCATGTCACGGAAACCCGTGAGCTAGCCACTGATATAACCCGAGTTAAAGCATACACCCATGTATTACAAGCAGCATTGAACCAACTACCAGCAGCAATTGTGGATGCTCAAACGGCACTCAATGAATCTATACAAGCCCGCCATGTTGCAGTATTAAATGACGCGGCTGCTAAAGTAGATATTGCCCAACAAAAAGCAGCAGTTGTACGCGACGGATTTGGAGGAATAACAGAATCATTGGAGGCTCAAACCGCGGCATTTGTCGGAGCGGCATTAGTTACATCTGCCGCAGAGTACATTGGAATGCAGATGATTAATCAAGTGGATGATGTAATCTTTGCCGAGTTATCACAAGATGACGCTTCTGATGTAAATAATCAGATGGTGGAAGCACTGCAAATATATACAAATATTGTCGCGCCTGAAAATGGAGTTGCGCATGTTGGTGGTGCAAATCCTGTAAAAGTACACCAATTTATGAATAGTGTAATTAATGAAATGCGTACTTTGAACGCAGATGGTGAATACAACCCATATGATGACAGGTTTGGATTAGATGAGATGCTGCATAATTATTTGTTAGTAGCGACTGATGGGTTGGGGATTACAAATGACCAACGTAATAAACTAGAGTTGTTAGCCAAAATCTATAACGTCATTGCAGGTTCAAATTTAAGTTTACCGGAAATAACAGTAATGGTCATGACATGTAATAACGATGACACCATGAATTCTATTTACATAAAACAGAACAACATTGTGCCAGATTTGAGGGCGAACAGACCAAACCCGCGCATAAATGCAGACGAACTAACTAATTTTTTCATTAAACTAATGTTTGCATCTGTTACGAGTAGTATGGACGCAATAATTGCGACTGCTGTTGCAAATGGTGGTGTAATATATGCGGAAATTCAGAATGTTGCCAATGCCGCTGCTGCCGCCGCTGCTGCCGCCGCTGCTGCCGCCGCTGCTGCCGCTGCTGATGCCGATGCTGCTGCCGCTGCTGCCGCTGCCACTGCCGCCGCTGCTGCCGCTGCCACTGCCGCCGCTGCTGCCGCCACCGCTGCCGCTGCCGCTGCTGCTGCCGCTGGTGGTGGTGCCGCTGGTGGTGGTGCCGCTGGTGGTGGTGGTGCCGCTGCTGCCGTTGCTGCCGCTGGTGGTGGTGGTGCCGCTGCTCCTCTAGCCCGGAATATTATTGAGGCAGTCCAACCGGTGTTAAAGCACCATTTTAAAACAACATGGGCTTTAAAAAATTTGTTTATTAGCGGTCGTATTCAGCTATGTACGACTATTGCAGTTGAAAATTTAGCGACTGCACTTGGCTTTCCAGCACCAGCGGATCCAGCAGCGGATCCAGCAGCGGTTCCAGCAGCGGATCCAGCAGCGGTTCCAGCAGCGGATCCAGTAGCGGCAGCTAGAGAAACAACAATTACTGATTATGTAAAAATAATGTACACTACAATAATCAAACAAGTAATGCCAAACATGCCGGCTGTTGCTGCTGCTCCTGCTGCTCCGGGTGGTGCAGCCGGTGGAGGCGGTGGTGCTGCTGCGATTGAAGGCCCACCTATCGTTGCGGCTGGTGCTGCAGGCGGTGGTGCTGGCGCTGGTGCTGGTGCTAGATCATTAACCGATCTTATTCGCGACTTTGCCTCACAGCAAGTTATCGTTGATGATCGTGGTACCGGACGGAGTGGCTTGCCGGTAATTATCCGGAATCATTTAGCGAAATACATTGCATATATGCAAGCGTTTTACACACCGGCTGTTGTTGGTGGTCCTCCGGCATCTGGTGTTGTTGTTGATTTAGCTGCGGCAATCACTGCAGATCCGGATATGGTCAATGCGGTGTTTGACCCGGTACCACCAGGTGGTGGTGTTCTCGTAGCGGGCAATGTTGTACCAGCAAGCGGATTAGTCGTCATAGAGGCAGTAAATGCTGCCGCTGCTGCCGCCGCCGCTGCCGCCGCCGCTGCTGCCGCCGCTGCTGCCGCTGCTGTCGATCCCGATCCACTAGCTACTGCTGGTGGCGCATTAACCACAGCCATGACAGCAGCACATGGTGTGTTTACGGCTATCATTACAGCGCGTGATGCATTTAAGGCTCGTGTAGATGCAATTGTTGGGCCAATTCAACAAGTTCCGGCTGCCCTAGCTGGTGTTGGTGGGGCTGGTGGGGCCCTGGCAGCACCCGGGTATCCTGTAGTTTTCGCCAATAATGCAGTTCTGGGTGCTGGTGCTGCTCCTGCTGACTTTGACGCGGCTATAGTTCAGGTTAATGCAACCCATTTGGTGTTAATTGCCGCGGAAACTGGTGTAATAATTGCAGCAGTTACAGCAGCGGCAGCCGATCCAGCAGTTACAGGAGCAGCTGCAGCTGCAGCCGATCCAGCAGCCCTGGCCACAGCGGCTACAACAGTTAGAACGGCAGAACAAGCATTAACCGAATTAAAACAAAAAGCATTAGACATGTCATGCGCAGCTATTGTCATAATGTACAAGTTAAAAGCAAGCATGATTGCATTATTACACCGTGCGGGTATCACTTGGGCGGACGTTGTTAAAGATCATACAAAATCTGGGCCTTTACGAAGAAAAATTGATGAGATTGTCGCTGTGTTAAATACCCAACAAGGCGCCGCTGTTGCAGCAGCCCAAGCAGTAACGGTTGGTGGTGCTGTAGGTGCTGTAGGTGCTGTAGTTGTAAACGCCGGGCATGTAACAAATGACGCAGACGGTGCAGTTGTCCCACCTGCCACTGCTGCTGCTGCTGCTGCTGCTGCTGCTGCCACTGCTGCACGTATTCTTGTTGTTGCAAATATTGTAAGAACTGCAGACATTCACAATATTGAAGAGCATTTAAATGAACTTGGTGATTTACTTGATACAATTACGTTAGGTGGGGTTAATGCGGAAATTACGGCGGTACGCGATGTCATAGAAGAGTTTAACGGTGCAAATAATTTGAAAATTAACGCATTGAGAACACCGCTGTTCAATGCAGCCAATGCATTACACGTCGCATTATCCCGTTCAACCGCTACTCAAATAGTGGCCGCGTTTAATGCTGTGTATGGAGCGGCAGCGGCGGTAGCGGCGGCAGCGGCGGGTGCACCACCTGCACCCGCCCCCATTACTTACGCCATTATTCAACCAACTGTTGCTGCACTCCACACGGGAATTAATGTTCACATGGGCCAAAGCGCTACTGCATTTGCTGAAATTGTAATTAGATACCGTGCAATTAACACGACGCGCATTGTTCCAGACTATAACGTGCCAATATTCATTCGTCAAATTGGTTTCTTGGTTAAACGCATACGGACAATAATCAAAACAGACCTTTTCTTATATGCAGTCAACCAATTACCTGGTGGTGGACGTAGGGGCAGAGCGGTTCGCCCGACAGACCGTGTCACTACACAAGTTCCAATGTCTGATGATGAATTTGAGGCATACACCAAGCAAGTAAATTCTGATGAGTATATTGAATTATGTAGTTCCCTTGTCCGCCAAGTGTTTGAATTACGCTTTCACATTTCTAAACATCTGTACATTATTCATTTACTCAAACGTATCAAAACTTTACCAACTGCACCTGGTTCACCTGCTCAACAAGTAAAACTGTTTACATCATTCCTGACCATACCAAAATTAAACACTCATGACTTGCTCGGTACATTATGTAATGAAATTCCACCATATCAACTTTCCAACTTTGAACATCCATTTTATGTTGTACCAACTGATAATGGGGCAAATTGGTTGGGCATGGCCCAAGTAAACAGGATGTCAACATTCATTGTCGGTTCTGGCTGTCGGCAAACGCCTTTTACTGATCACATCACTGACAAAGTAACCATTAAATCGTTCCTTGAAGTCGAAAGAGATGATGAGAATAACGGCATTGTCAACCTGCCTGACATATACAATGCCTCAATTGATGTAAGCATTAATGACATATTCCCTCATTTTTACAGACAATCACACGTTTTACTGCAAATTACGCCAGATTTATTCGCTATTGTCAGACAAGCAATCATTGCCCAAGCGTATAATAATGGGTTTGGTTCTGTTACTGACCGTAAACAAAAAATATTGCTATGCCGTGCATTAGAACAAGTATTAATTGAAATTGGACGGTTTAAATTACGTAGTATCATTTTAAAACTAATTGAATCAAATTCAACAATCCAAACCCATGCTTTAGGTCCATTAATTGCCCAACTTAACACCAAACCACCAAAGTTAAGCGAATTGATGGGGTCTGTTGGAGCATCATTAACCGGTTTAACTGATCGGTCTGCATTAATTGCAAATATGCAACGTGTCATAGATAATCCAATTGTGGCAACTGAATTAGTGGCAGATGAATCAGAAATAACAGTGCCCAATACTGACTTTTTCACTTCAAATCTTAACAATATTCGTAAATGCAGAGTGTTCAATAACGGTATTTTACGATTAATGCAGGAACATGGAAATCCTCATGTACACAATCATTTAGGAATGACACCATTACACCTAGCCATTGAATCTGGTAATTTGCCATTTGTTGAATCATGGATTGAATCAGTAAAGTTATTAACAGACTCTGTCAATGTAGCAATGAAAGAATATTATATGAACTTTATTCTAGCCAAATTACAAAACGTATTATCAATGATTGTTGATGAAGACAGCTATAAAAACATGTTTGATGTTATTAGTAAATACTACACTGATCAACTTGTTTCTAAAATCATCACAAATGAAACCTTTAAAAATGCATTGTTACCCAATTATGAACTCATTTATCCGTTTTATGTCATGATGTTTAATGAACTTATGATGACGTATAGTACACCGTTAGACATAACCTCATTCCCGTTCGATGTAAGTGTTGATGATGCTGTACGTATATTGTCACGGTCTGATGCGATGTATGGTGCAGTTCATAAAGCCGAAATGGATGCGAAAATGGTTGATAAGTTGCGTTCATTAACCACAACTATAAATAAAACAAAAACAGTGCCGATAATACAATCTACCAAGCGAAGCACCGAGCAGTCAGATGCATATTATATAAGCGGAATGGATAAATTAATTACCGACGCAACTACCAAATATAAGGACCTTGATTTATCAGGTGATGTATTTGACAAATACAAAACACTCTTTGAAGCATTTAAATCAATCACATTACCAGCCGCCGCATCAGCTGCCGCATCAGCCGCATCAGCTGCCGCACCTACCAGCTTAAACGCGCGCATGTTCCATGAATTCGTTAAAATACAAATGGAATCACTTGACGCAACACCTGGCACAAATTATCAACAAGTGTTCCATTTGTCATTGTCACGAATGTTGTTAAAACAAATCAACCTCATTAAACAAGGCAGCGCCAAATTAACATCATTAAAACCATACACAACCCATATAACTAACTTGTATAAACTGTATACCCTACAACGAACATTAAAACAAGAACTAATAACCAACCCATATTTAACCAATGAATTAAAACTTCAAGCAATTGTCTTAAATACGTTCGTAGGTGCCAACTTTTATCAACATCTCCGCCGTGAATACAACTTACTTGGTCAAAGCGCTCGACCAACTGACCGGTTAATTGAATCAAACATTAATTTGAGCAATGTTCAATGGACGTCTGAACGTATGAAGCCATTAGAAGATTTCTTAACATCGTTAGACTTTAGTGCGTTAACTGAATCAGGTGAAATGAATGATGACCGGTTGCAAAGAATACACAACAACTTTGGTTTAATGGTAGCTTCATTAGAATACGCCGTGAAGACATCATATGAAGACAAGATATCAATGACACATGAAATTTTGTTTGAAGCTGTTAAAACGAAATTACAACCAATTATGGTAACTGGTAGTGCATTTGAACAGAAATTACGTGAAATTTTCATGTATTACAGAACCATTTATGTTGAAATCGCACGAAGCTTACATGTGATGTCAGTAAACTACCAACGTTACATCACTCAACAATATTTGTATTTGTCTATGTTAACCAAATTCCAAAATATTAAAAGTTCCACGATTAGCCCACCAGCTGAACCAAGTGAAACAGCAGACTCAACTGAAATGGCTAAACATCATGGTTTACTAACACTACATAATGCACAGAAAGCTGCATACACCAGAGAATTAACAAATACGACAGCATTTGTGAAAGGTATGCAGGCAAATCCGGACGCAGAAGAAGATTTGGATTATACAGTGCAAGAATTTGATGTGTAGAAATGTTTAATTAATGTTTAATAAAACATTAATCTAAATTCACAAATCGTTACATTATACGCGCACCTAATGTGGTATTTTCATTTGTTCCAATTAGTGCATTGTCATTCGTAATGATTTCTAATGTAAACGAATGATCCCGCCCATTAAAATCATATAATTCCCCATTTGGAGAATAAAATGTAAATTCAAGTTCAGATAACAAAGGTATTTCATCCGGAAATGTGTGATTGGTTGAAATAAATGAGTTATACAACATTGTACCTGGTACATCAATTAATTGAATTTTCGCAAAAAAGAACTCTGTACTACCAGTGTCTAAACTATTGTTAAACAGTTTGCATGTCATAAGTATGTAATTATCGCCACTTAACCGCAATGGTTGACGTCTTATTGTTACTATATTGCCCACAGTGTCAACTGCATCTTCATCTTCATACAAAATATCATTACTGATTTCTTGCAAGTAAGGTGTTATTGATCCATCTGCTCCAACTTTACGGAATCCAAGCACATGGCCAATTGTGTCTGATTTATCAAATAATAATCTAAAAAAAATAGGCTTGAAAATACTGACTGTTGTACCTCCATATGTTGTACTATCACTGCTTGTTTCATTATACGGGCGAAGAGTTATATAATAATGATGCATTGGGTCAAAATCAGTATCAGTTGTTTTTACTTCAATCACATGACTACCATTGATTCGGTCAACTGGTACTCGTTTATGACTTTGTGCATTGGAAATTATAACTGTATCGCCTGTTTTCAATCCATGATTTATATGTTTTATTACTAGTTGGTTTGCAAAGTTTGACGGTTTATCTGGTGTTGTTTTGATTAACTTTCTGATTGGATATGACACAATTACTTCTTGAAACATTTTAATGTTTACTTTATCGCTTACTGTGTCAATTAATACTTCCGCCCTATGAGTTGTATTATATTTCAAATCATATCCAATTACTGTTGGTTCTCCTGGGGTTGCTGTAGTGTTTGCCGTGTTTATTATTGATGCATTGTCTGTATCATCTGTGAAATTGTATCGTTCTATTGTTTGAAACTGTGTCATTAATTCATGGGCTAATTGGTTACCTGTATAGTTACCAACGGGTATTTCTAACATGTAAACATGTTCCCCATCTTCCAAGTTTTGCCAATATAATCTGTTATTACGCATTTTTTCGGGTGTGTCTTTTATTACACGTTCTGTGTTTGGAAACTCGCTAGAAATTAATTTGATATGTGACACATTATTAAATGATTGTTTCAATGCAATTCTGTAATGATTCGGTTCAGGGAAACCATCTAATTGGTTAGTAATTGGTGCAACTTGAATAATATTCCCACCACATGCATTGTTTGTTTGAACTGCTTTGGTATCAACATCAAACGTATAATGATTTTCATCAATGATTTGGGTAATAACTTTATAACCAGAACGGTGATTGTTATCTAATGGATATTTACTGTTAATCATATCTAAACTAATGCCTTCTAAGTTAAGCAAATATAGTCGTACTCCATAATTAGTTTCATCTTTATGAAAACCAACACAGTTAATGTTTAATTTAATGTAGTAGTAATGTAAATCGTGATTGGCATTGTTAATATGTATCGGATTTTCGGGGTCTTCTCCTTCATAAATTAATTTTAATTTATCATCATTTGAAATATCGCGGGATAAATAAACAATGTGGTCACGATTGATGTCATTAATTGGAATGTTTAAAATATACGAGTTGTTTTTTAGGTTACCATTTACTGATGTAATTCGCACTTTTATATCATCATATTTATTATAATCTGTTGTTAAACCATGATTAAAATGCTGTATTTTCACGTAAGGCGAACCATCGAACAATGTTAATGGGTTGTCTACTTTGGTTGTGGTTGAAATTGCATTGATTATTGAAATCTTTTGATCTCTTTCAAAACCATGATTACGATGATAAACAGTAACCGTGTTACTGTCTTCAACCACACTTAATGGGTTAGATGTTAAACGAACATAACTACTAGCTAATACATTTTTTGGGTTAACATCTCTATTGCGAGAATCAACATTTAATATCCGTGTCATTTTATTATTTTTTGTTATCAAGTTTTTTCGTTCTTGATGTTCTGGTTGGACTAATCCTCTAATAACATCAGTATTTCGGGTGTGGTTTAAATTAGAATGTGTGGGTGTGTATGGGGGGTGTGTTTCGGTTGTGTTCATAAAATGAGCGGTTGTTGGTGTATCTAAATCATTTTTCAAAACTGATTGTTGAAATAGTCGTTGATTTAATCCATGTATTTGATTTGCTTTGTTTGTCAAAGTATATTGAGTAAATGATGCATTGGGTACATCTCTTATGTGTTCTTCCATTATTGGGTCTGTGTTAAATTTCTGTTTTGGGTTAAATGGTGGTTTAATAAATTGGTAACTTGACATATAATAACACCTAATAAAATGTTATCTTTAATCTTCATATGATGATGTTAAATGCTGTTCATGTAATGGCGTTAAATGCTGTTCATGAGATGGCCTTTAATGATTCAACATGTAATGGCGTTAAATGCTGTTCATGAGATGGCGTTAAATGCTATTCATGAGATGGCGTTAAATGTAGTTTATGTGACGGCGTTAAATGCTGTTCATGAGATGGCCTTTAATGATTCAACATGAGATAGCGTTAAATGCTGTTCATGTGATGGCGTTTAATGATTCAACATGAGATGGCGTTAAATGTAGTTTATGTGATGGCGTTAAATGCTGTTCATGTGATGGTGAAAAAGAGAAGACTACCCCGTTTAATGATGCATAGCACCATTAAACGGAAAAGGAGCAGACTTCCCCGTTTAATGGTGCTTTGCACCATTAAACGGAAAAGGAAAGACTTTCCCGGTTGTAGTAACTACGTTACTACAACCGGAAAAGGTAAAGACTTCCCCGTTTAATGGTGCATAGCACCATTAAACGGAAAAGGAAAGACTTTCCCGTTAGAAAGAGTTTCACTCTTTCTAACGGAAAAGTTGAAAGATGTAATTTAAGCAATAAAAATAACTAGACAGTATTAGCACCGTTAAAATGTCTAAACGCATGAAAGCATCCAAGACTGAATCAAAGACCGAAAGCAAAACTGAGTTGGCACCAGTCACCAACGAGACGACCACGGACACGCCAAAGAGTCGTTATCAAAAAATGTCTCTTCATGATCAAATTTTGCTTCGTCCGGATTCTTATGTGGCATCAATTTCCCCAGAAAACAAAGTTCTTTGGGTTTACAATAAGGAAACTAAATTGATGACTAAAAAACAAATTGTTTTCGTTCCGGCTTTTCTAAAAATCTTTGATGAAATTTTGGTTAACGCATATGATCGCACGGTAGAAGATCCAACATGTAATATGATTAAAGTCATTATTAACCAAGAAGAGGGGATAATTTCAGTTGAGAACAATGGTACTGATACAATCCCAATTGAACTACACCCAACTGAAAAAGTGTATAACGCTTCTTTAATCTTTGGTGAACTGTTGACATCATCTAACTATGATGACTCTGTAATTCGTAAAACTGGTGGCCGTAATGGTTATGGCGCAAAATTAGCTAACATTTTTTCAACTGAGTTTACAGTAGAAACATGTGACCCTGCACGCAAAAAACGTTTTAAACAAACATGGTCAAAGAATATGACTGAAAAAACAGAACCTGAAATTGTAAAAGACAAGACATCTGATGCATTTGTTCGTGTCACTTTTAAACCAGATATGACACGTTTTGGTTTGGATTCAATCACTGATGATTTAGTTGCGCTTATGGAAAAACGAGTTCATGATATTGCTGCATGTACTGCATCTCATCAAACACATACTAAGCATCATACTGTTACAGTTGAACTTAATGGCGAACCAATCACCATGCCAAAATTTAAAGATTATATCCAAATGTTTTTTCCCAATATTGAAGAACGTGATGATGTTGTAATGGCGTATGAAGAACCACATGATGACTGGGCAATTGGTTGTATTTATGTACCATTTAACGGGTTTGAACAGATTTCATATGTCAATGGTATTTGTACATATGAAGGTGGTACACATGTCAACTTTGTTTCTGATCAAATCATTAACCATCTTCAAACTAAGATTATTGAAGAACTTCAAAAATCAAGTAAAACCAAAAAAGATAAAGAAGACTCTGCTAAAATCAAACTAAGTCCGGCACAAATTCGTGAAAATCTAATTTTGTTCATTGATGCAAAAATTGGCAATCCGGCATTTAGTTCTCAAGTCAAAGAAGAATTAAAAACAAAAGTGAGTGATGCAAATTTTGTTAAATTCAAGTTTACACAATCATTTTTGTCAGTTATTGAAAAATCAGGGATTAAAGACATTGTCATGAGAATGTTGGAAGCCCGGAATGAAGCATTAATGAAAAAGACTGAAACCAGTAAACGCGGTCGGATTTTAATTCCAAATCTGGATGATGCGAATTATGCAGGAACTGCACAAGGTCATAAATGTAAACTTATTTTGACAGAAGGACTTTCTGCAAAGAGTTTTGCTACTGCTGGGTTGTCTGTAATTGGTCAAGATTATTATGGTATTTTCCCATTGCGCGGGAAACTGCTTAACGTTCGTGAAGCAAGTGTTGCTCAATTAACAAACAATGAAGAAATCATTAACTTGAAAAACATTTTGGGACTTCGTCAAGATCGTACATATGAAACTGAAAAGCAGTTGAACGAACTTCGTTATGGTGGTATTGTCATTCTGACAGACCAAGACACAGATGGTTCACACATCAAAGGTCTAATCATGAACTTTATTCATTACTTTTGGCCGAATTTACTCAAAACCAACAAATTTGTATACTCATTTGCGACTCCAATTGTCAAATGTACTAAAGGAAAAAAACAAATGATTTTTTACACATTGACCGAGTATGAAGCTTTTACTGAAACGCCAGAGTCTAAAGGATGGAGCGCCAAGTATTACAAAGGGTTGGGGACATCAACCACCTCAGAAGCCAAAGAATACTTTGAACACTTTGAACAATCATTGGTTTGTTACAGTTGGGATGGCACCCCGGTTGATTCATCAAAACCGCCAGTATATGCCTTCTTAGAAACTAATACTAATGAAACAAACGAAACCAAAGATGCAGAACCAACTGATGTAGAATCAAATGAAGTACAAGAAGTACAAAATGAAGTAGATCCACTTGAAGAAGAACCAATTTTTTTCGTAGAAGAAGGTAATGGAAATGAAGAAATCGTTGACGGTTCAGTTATTGGCAGTCAAAAGAGTAGCAAAACTAGTTCAGTTACTAAGAAACGGAAAAACATGCTAGGAGGAAAACATGAAGACAATTCAGTGACTTCCTACATGATTAATTTAGCTTTTAATAAAACGAAGGCAGATGATCGTAAACTATGGCTATCGGGATATGATCGCAAACGGATTCTAGACATTCGTGACAAGACTGTTCCATATACTGATTTTTTCAACAAAGATTTTATTCATTTCTCGGTTGATGACAACTTGCGTAGTATTCCTGGATTTGATGGACTTAAACCATCCCAACGCAAGATTCTTTGGGTTTGTTTGGAAAACAACATTCGTACTGACAAAAAAGTAGCACAATTGTCTGGTATGGTTGCTGATAAATCTAGGTATCACCACGGAGAACAGTCATTGCAAGGGGCGATTATTGGCATGGCATGGGACTTTGTGGGTAGTAACAACATTAACTTATTGTTTCCAAATGGTCAATTTGGATCACGATTAGCAGGCGGCAAAGATGCCGCATCTCCTCGTTATATCTTCACATACATGTCAAAACTGACACCATACATTTTTAAAGAAGAAGATGCCCCATTGCTGACATATGTGAACGAAGAAGGAGCATTTGTGGAACCGGAATATTTTGTTCCAATTGTTCCAATGTTGCTAATTAATGGGTCATATGGTATCGGCACAGGTTATCAGTCAAACGTGCCACCATTTAATCCAGAAGACATTGTAGAAAATCTCAAACGTATGATTGAGAAATATGATGAATGTGGATCTGTTGCCGAAACCACATTTAAGAAAATGATTCCATGGTATTTGAACTTTACTGGCAATGTGTTTTGTGATCCTCATGATGAAGGTAGGTATTATACTCAAGGTACTATTGAACTTGACAATAATGATCCAGAACAAAAAACAGTTGTTATTACTGAACTGCCAATTGGTACTTGGATTGATGATTATACTAACTTTTTGAAAAGTCAAATGGCTGGGTTTATTGATGAACCCAAGAAAGAGGACAAAACTAAAAAAACAACTAAGAAAACAGATGCAAAAAAGGAAACTAAGAAACGTGTTACTAAACCACGTATGAAAATTCTTGATTTGAACATTCTTAAATCTCAAAACGTTTGCCAAATTAAAGTCAAACTTGATGACGATTATGAAAACATTCAAGAAAAATTACTAAGTGGTAAACTATATGAACAATTTAAACTGGAAAGCACAGTGAACATTAACAACATGTATGTGTTCCGTACAAATGATAAAATTCACCGGTATAGTACACCATATGAAGTACTAGTTGACTTTTTCCATGTTCGTATGAACATGTATAACAAACGGCGCGAGTATTTGTTGGCAAAATACAAACGTGAAATGGAGTATTATAGCGAAGTTTATCGGTTTGTAAAACATGTACGAGATGAGAAGATTGAAATGCGTAAAAAGACTCGTGAAGAAATTTACAAACAACTAGCAAAATACAATTTTAAACCAATGAGTTTGAAAGTAGAGAAGGAACCAAGTTTTGAATATACAAATGTAAACATTTATGCTCTTTCCAATGATGATTATGAAGGTAAGATTAAACACAATATGGAAGAAGCGAAAGCGAAATATGATGATGTGGCGAGTAAAACAGCTTCTCAAATGTGGCTGATTGAACTAGATGAATTCCTAAATGAATATTTGGCATACAAGAAAGAAAAGAACCAAGCTCAAGTGTTGGACTTTGAAACTGTTCTAAGTAAAACTAAAGCAGAAACAAAAGTTAAACGAACGCGTAAGACAAAAGCATAAATTGATTTATAATAAATTGACAAGTAATAATATATGTTTAGTAAAAGGATTATATTAACCTTTCTGGTATTTTTGTTTGTGTTGGTTTATTTTCGTTCAGAAAAAGTAAATGAAAACTTTCAAAGTGGATATTTATTACATTCAGACTTTGCCCCTACTCAATATGACTCTAACATGCGAAATTATTTAAAATGTGGCATTGAACATGGATTTGCACATGCATTATGTACTGAACAAGCACGGGAATTAACGCCTTCTGGATTGTCATTAATTGGACACATTACATACAACAATAATACACCAAACCAAACACATTTATTATTTGCACAATATGATATGGTCCGACAAGTTACCAACTATTATTATATGAAAAATGGGGAACTGCATTTATTAAAATCAGGGGTATTACATAATGGGGAGACTATTTATAACAACCAATATAACGCAATAATTAAAGTGTATTTCAATTCAGATGTGGTTTCTGTATAATCATTTATAGGTTTTAATAAATGATTTCATGTTGGTTATTAAAGGTTTCATTTAATACATTTCGGCATGTTTCCATGTTGATTAATGCCGGGATCATTAAAGGTTTCATTTAATACAATTCATGTTGGTTATTAAAGCTTTGTTATGCTCCCTTTATATTTATCAAAAATAGGGGTATCTTTGATAAATATTCGTTCGCTGCGCTCACTTTATATTTATCAAAAATAGGGGTATTTTTATAGTTTCCTTGTTCGCTGCGCTCACATCGAAAACTATAAAAATATGAAAAATGGAATAAATACGATGAAAGTAAAGACTTTTATAGATGGCTTTGATTGACAGATTTTCCGTAACGACACCGGGGGATTTGTTATTTCATGAGGATATATATGAAAAATTAGTTCGTTTAGGAAAACCGTACTATAACAACCATTTAAATAAACTGTTACATGCAATTGATATAACTGAGACAGATGATGAAATAAACAGCTTATTCGATGATGATTTAAAACAAGAATTAAACACATTCCGATTTGAATTAACTGACAAATATCATGACATACAAAACTATAAGGAATGCCCTCATTTATTGTTTTTAGGGAAATCTGGATGTGGCAAAACAACACTTATTAACATGTTTTTAAAACGTATTTTTGGTAACGAAATTATGAATGTTCAAAAAGTTAGCTACCAAGTCGCCGGGTTCTCAAAAATAGAAACAGTTGAGGTGTATCAATCTGAACATCATTTAATTATTGAACCAATCAATTCTGGTTTTGACAAACACTTGGTTCAAGAAGTTATCAAACAATTTATGAGTATTAATTTTACACCCCATCCAATTAACAAATTTAAAGTTGTCCTAATTAACAAGATTGATCAAATGTCGGCAAATGCTCAATTTTCTTTGCGACGAACTATGGAAAAGTATCATAGTGTTGGCAAATTTATTCTAGATGCTGAACAATCGTCTAAAATCATTACACCTTTACAAAGTCGTTGTTTACAAATTCGTGTAAGTTCACCAACACGTATGAATTTATTATGTTTATTGGGTAAACTTCAAACAAAATTTAAATTCAAAATTGATCCATCAAAGGTAAACACAATGATTGAACTAAGCAAGTTTAACTTAAAAAAGTTTTTCTGGATTCTTGAATTTAAAATAAATGGTTTACCAATTGATGAAATTAACCAATGGTCAACAACATTAAATAAACTAGTTAGTTTTTTAGTTAACATCAAAAAACATCCAATTAACAATAAAACAATTTTGGATTTGCGACATACTACATACGATATCTATGTTTCCAACATTGACATGAATGAAATCATTAACTACATTGTTTCAAAAATATACAAACGTTTAGACATACATACCGCCGCCAAGTTTATGGAAATTATTTCCGAATTTATCAGCCGATTACCCAAAGGTAAACGGGTTAATTTCCATTTAGAGGCGTTATTTGTGGCATTAATGAACTTTTTCTATAACATTTAAATTAGTTCTAAACTCATAAAAATTGATAAAATAAACATTAATATCTTTTAGTTAATAAAAGTACAATGAGTGCTGCCATCAACAAACGTTTTTTGAGCAACTTACCTCCCGACTTGGACACGTTGGAAAGTTTCCGGTTTGAGACTTTGGGTCCTCTTACTATTTCAATCACTTTGTTTTTTCATGATCATACACAATTTGTCACTACGCGAACCCATAGTAACACGCCGGAAGAAGTACAACGTGGATTATTTGAAATCCACAAATCACTTCATTCATTAATTCCATTATCATGTGTCGATTTTGATTTGGATTTTTCACTTGAATTTATCACCGTAACCACAGCACATGGGAAATTCAAGCTTCCACGTGACAAAATGGTTTAATGTATAATGACATTCGTCTAAATTGTTTTTGTATGTCATAAAAAATTGATAATTGTTCTGTTATCAATACATACACTATAAAAGTAGTTAACAAAACACAATGTGTGGCATTTGGTTCTATCTAACCAAGTTTTTGAGTTCAAAGCCAGTTTCAAAAGAGCTGCTTTTTTCCAAGTTTTCACAAATCACAACACGGGGCCCTGACTATCATGACTTTCGTGAAATTATGCCGGGAACTTTTTTCGGCTTTCACCGTTTGTCAATTATGGATGTCTCCACCCATGGACATCAACCGTTTACCTTTGAAGATGACCGGTTTAGTTATCTTCTTATTTGCAATGGTGAAATTTATGAACATACTGCCCTGCGTGAGAAATATGATCTACATCTAGATTCTAGTTCTGATTGTGCCGTGTTGCTTCCACTCTATATCAAACTCGGAATTCGTGGACTACTTGCTGAAATCCATCACAGTGAATTTGCTTTTGTTATTTTCCGTATTGAAAAGGCAACTGGTGTTCGTACTATTACCATGGCCCGTGACATCTTTGGTGTTCGTCCATTGTTTTACTCAGCAGACCCGTCAGGTGACTTGATGGCATGCAGTGAACTAAAAGGACTAACCAAACTTTCACCCCATGTTCAGCAATTCATGCCGTCACATTTCATTGAATACATCATTCAACCAGATATGAGCCAATCAGTGACTTGTGAACCATACTACAACCTGCGTGAAAAAGTTATGTCACTACCCAAAATCAAAACGGATGAAGAAGCTATTTTGAGAATTCGTGATGCTTTGACTGAGGCAATTCATCTTCGGATGTTTGCAGATCGTCCAATGTGTGCATTGGTTTCAGGTGGGGTTGATTCATCATTGGTCTTTTGTATTCTGTGTAAGCTATTGTATGAACAGCATCAACGAACTGACCCAGATTGCACCACTGACAAAACAACTATTTATGCTTTCACCATCGGCATCTCTGAATCTGTTAGTGATGAAATCATTGAAGGTGAAGACTTGAAGCATGCCCGTGAAGTGATTCGGTTTCTTGAAGAAAAATACAGCGATCGTTTGAACATTGTTTTCACTGAAATCAACAAAACGTATGCAGAAATGTGGGCAGAACATCGATCAACTGCTTTCGCTATTGAAAACTTTGATATCACCACCAACCGGGCATCAATTGGTCAGTACACAGTTTGTAAAGAAATTAGCAAACTAACGGATTGTAAAGTGGTTTTCAATGGTGATGGATCAGATGAAATTTTTGGCGGTTATCTATGTTTTGGTATGGCCCCAACACCAGAAGCATTTGAGGAAGGTAACTACACGATGGCGGAAGAAATTCACTTTTACGACGTGGCACGGTCTGATCGTGGCACATCAGACAACGGACTAGAAGGACGTGTGCCATTTTTGGATGTTGGAATTGCTGAAGTGGCATTGTCCATTGACCCAGTATTGAAAATGCATACACCTGACCGCCGTGAAAAGTATTTGCTCCGTAAGGCATTTGATGGTCTGGATATCATCCCTGATTCCGTTCTTTGGCGAAAGAAAGAAGCATTTTCTGATGGCATTTCGTCCAAAAAGAAAGGAATGAGCTGGTTTGAGTTTATTCAGGCACGCATTCATGAATTCGCCAAAGATGGTTTTGATCCAGAACCGTATATGAAACTGCCTTATTTGCCATCACCTACAGTTGAAGCAGCATATTATCGTCATTTGTTTGATGAAATGTTTGGTGAAGAGTATTCAACGTGTATCCCACATTATTGGATTCCATTGTTTCAAAAGACAACAAATGGATTTTATGAACCATCAGCCCGTGCATTGGCTCATTACCATGAAGAATAATGAAATTTCAGTTGTTGTATTAATGTTGCTTTTGATGTTTGAAACTTGTTGACTGGCGTTGTTGTATTAACTACATCCATTAATGATGTAACGCCGGATGTTTGAAATTCATTAATACAACACTAAAATGACTAAAAGTCGTAGTATACAAAAATTGAAAAAACTACTATTATGTACCTCATAAATAAATCAGTAATTTGTAATGTCTGTTACTGTTATTCCTTTTGCCAGTCCGGTGGTCCTTCGTACCAGTCATGCAGCCTTAAAGGCTGATCATGTAACGCCAAAAGTTAGTTCAAAATGGAATCATTTAGATACAAAAACAAAACCTACGGCAGTGATCAAGGCTACACCAACGACATCTTCTGATTACTTGGTGCAGTGCTCATCTTGTAAACATATGTTTTACAAGTCAGTAAAATCATGCCCATCATGTGTAGAAAAACGTGTTGTTGTTTCGTCATCATTTGGCGTCTTGGATTGTGACACATCATCAGAGGATGATTCAATGTCTGAAACATCTACTGTGTTTGACCCAACTGATCTACATGATTCACCTGAGTCATTTGATGCAAAAGATGAGTTATCTGAATCGACTGATAGAATCACATATGGAACTACTGATGGAATCACAGTGTGTTTAACTGATTTCGGTGAAAGTCTGACAGATGGTGTAAGCAATGATATTGAATCAAACACAACTAAAATGGAAATTGACTCGTATTCGGATTCAATTTCAGAAAATACATCCAAGCAAAAATACAAAAGCAAACTACTCATGACCAAATACAACAAATATGATGGAGAGTCTGCATACTTTCGCTTATTTGATGGCACAAATCGCGTGTACAAAAAAGACGGCAGTCATCCAAAAGAGTATGACACAATTTTGCGTGAATTAGGATTGGAAACTAACTTGCAAGTTGTAGTGGATGAACATGGCTACATTGTTGGCAAATTCACTGACTTGAACGCCGTTAGTCAAATCATTCATGAACGTGTAGAACGTATTTACAAGTTCTATGATGACAAACCAAAACCAAATGAAATTGCCAGAGTGTGTAAACTAGTCATTTGGACATTTATGAATATGTATCAATTCCGGCGAAACAAACAGTTGTTTGAAATGCCACATGCATCAGGTGGCAAACATGAATCAGATGAAGTATTTCATGTGGTGAATGGCAAAGTGAAAAAATCCAATCAAAAGCGAACAACATTTGAGGATGATATGGATCATTTTGTGAAACAATCAATGGATGTTCTAAAACTTCAAAAACATTATGGAGATGTAATTAAGAAAGATCGAAATTTGCACAACAAATTTATGTTAATCAATCGCTTTCACAAGTATTTTGGTTATTAGTTTGATGTATAACCAACGATAACATTTAATTGCACTAAAACGGTTTTAGTTATGAAATGAAATGGAATAAATAAATATGTAGGTCTTATTATAGATACACAATGAGTGAAAATAGATACCAAAACTTAGACCGGGTAATAAGTTCACTATATACTTTTATTACTGTTGGAAGTGAAACGGTCAAACTGCTTTCACTTGAATCATCTGATTTAGATTTGATTCATTTTAAAATACGTCACACATCCGATGTTCGAATTTCAGTTATTAATGATCTTTTTATTGATGCACAATTTAAATTGCTTTCACGAGATGACTCTGAAGTGCAATTTTTACGCACTCGCCCGCTTAGCCATCCAGTCCGTATTGTCATTCGGAAATACACCGAAAAAGACGCCAACGATGCCAAACATCCAATTAATAATGACTTGAAACATAGTACATTGATGACTCATCATGCATTACAACATAAAATAATGGGTGTTCAAATGCAATTATGTGCACTAGATGCAAAAGCAAATGATTTAATTGACGTTGTTCGTAGTAACAAGTATTTAGTTGATTTATTAAGTTTTATCGAAAAACAATCAAAAGATGCCATTTTTAACATTCAAGTGTTGGAGGCACTTAATCCAGAAAGTACAATGATTGATGCAGTTAAAAAACGCCCTGAAATTGCATTTGAACTAATTCTGCAAATACTTTCAACGTTAGATGCATTAGCTACTGCAACTAATGATGCATTTAATCATGGTAATTTAACTGTGGCGATGATTCATGTTGCTGAAGTTAGTTCAGCGACTGAACCCAAACCCATCGCTATTCAAGACAAAAACTTTTACTTGACACAAGGTAAATTACTGGTTAAAATCGGTACTTTTACTCATACAAGCTTAGACAAATCAAGTAAAAATACAGACTTGGTGACATTATTAGAGTCATTAACTAATTTGGAAGATGCTGGTGGTCATTTAAAGATGTTAACTGACGCCAATAAAGATGTAAAGTCAGTGGCTGAACTGATTAAAGACCCACATTTTCAAAAGTATCAAAAAGGTGGAGGATATAAAACCAAAGAAAAATTAAAACGTCAAATGTATGTTGACAGTGAAAATACTGAACAATTTTATGGAGTTAATGAATCAAAATCAAATGATGTCACTAATGATGTCGCAAAATCTACAGAATTAACTGATTCAGCCAGTTCAAGTGAGTCAGATAATTCAACTGATTCAGACAATCCATTTATTTCATCATCCGGCAAATCAGATGAGCCAAAGGTTAAACGAATGGATTTTGAAAAATTAAACAAACGCGAATTACAAGAATACTTAAAACGGACACAATCCAGTACAGAATCCGATTCTTCTGATGTTTCAGATGTGTCAAGTTCTGACGAATCATCTGATTCATCTAGTTCATCTGATACACTTGAAGATACATCACAAAGTTCATCTAGTTCATCAGATTCTTCAGATTCTGGACATGGGCGGCCACGGAATACATCACGCATTCGTCAATTAAATGAAACTATACCGGTGTATAACAAAAAGACTAGATACCCGGCACATCCAGGGCAGTCCGTAGGTCAACCAATGCAACAGAATCAATCTCAACGCGCAACACGCTTTGGCGGTATACTAGGTATGCCAAATACACAAGCACAAATGCAACAAATGATGCCACCAACTAATAGTCGTTTAGGTTCAGTATTAGGCCCACAAAACAACTTTAATCAACAAGGTGGATTTAATCAACAAAAACAACAAAGAGTTATGCAAACAGGTGGTGGCGTAGTTCCACATATTCCAGATGCAGCAGGCACACCATTCCGGACCAATCAACACCGTGAAACTGATGCTGCACGGTATAATGAAAAACCACCTGCCACAAATGAAAATGATTCACTTGTTGAAGTCAGAGTGTCAAAAGACGTACTGAACCCAAATTGGATGAGTGGAAAACCTCCAGCCGTTCCACAAAATCCATTGGCTTTTAATCCATTTATGCCAATTAACTACAATCCATACATGGGTATGGGACTTCCCGGTATGGGAGGACCAATGTACCCATGGACATACGACATTAACAAAGTTCCAATTGTAAGACAAATTAAAGTAAATTTGTCTAATCCGGGCGGAGATCATATAACACTTTCAAAAATCTATGAAGATATTATTCCAGATGATAAATTCCGTTATTCGTTTTCTACTTTGTCAGAACGTATGGGTATGATGCAAATTCTGCGTCAAATTCTACTGCGGTTTAATCAAAACGGTGAATTAATTAGCGTTGGAAGTGACACCGGGACAACATACAACTCTAAAGATCAACAATTGATTAATTTGTTACATCATGTTAAATATTTGGAAGTCAACCCACAACATACCGGGATGCCTACGCCAAACCCATACGATTCGCTACCAGTTGGTATGTTAACATTCCAAGCAGCGTATCCAATCCGGTACAATGCAGAGTATAACACAGTAACTATCGCCCGAAATGCAATTGGTTTAATTTTACGATTCTTGATGACTAAAAAATATCATTGGAGTCCGGGCTCGGTATATCGTGATTATTACTTTGATGTCTGGCGTGAACGGCGGTATTATGAATGGGTCAGAGATGAAATTGTAACCAAGCTGGTTAGTCCAAACTTTGCATTAATGCATGCATTCTTCTTCACTGACAATGACCGTATTCAATGGGCACAAATTGGTGGCCGGGCAACTGACCAAGAAAATGTGTTTGATAGTATTATGACCAAGTATAGTGGTGAGACATCATCACATCCATCATACACACTGCTAATGTTAACTGAATCCTACACGAATAGTTTGCGCAAATGGACAACTCCAATGCACTCCGACCACGGAAAAGCCCAGAAGATGATTAACATTGGATACTATGCCCCGAATGTATGGGAAAGTGTAATTTTCCAAATTTTGAGCATTATGTGTGTGTTGGAGAAATACCATATTTACTTTAATGTTGACCCACAAACATTTGTTGATCATTTCTTTATTCGTGATCTGAGACAAAATCAACAAAATACTGGTTATTGGCGTTACACAATTGATGGGGTTGATTATTACTGCCATAACATGGGCTATTTAGTCATTTTTGACAGTCGTTTTTTCCGCCGAGAAATGGAGACCCGACCGCCACCCACTGTGCCGTCCGGGGGTAGTTCAGATGCAGACAGTCCAATTTTTGAATTCAAGCTATATAGTCCAGTCATTTTCCCAGGTGATGAAAACCGCGTTGTTATTGATGTTGATGGGATGACTGTTAAAGATGAGGCCAACAAAAAAGCTGCTGAAAAACGGCGTGAAAAAGCAGCAGCAGAAGCAGCGGCTAAAGCAGCAGAAGCATCTGGTACAAGTGCAAGTGGAGCAGCAGCACCAGAACCTACACCAACACAATACGTGCCAATCGGTGAATATCAAATGATGACAATCAGACAATTTAACACAGATGAAATCAAAGAAAAACAACGAGCCCAATTCATGGCAGTTATTCAGTTTGTACATCAAATAGCATCCAGGGCAGCATTACCATCGATTGTTCAATTAGTTGAGAACATCCAAAGCATATTAATAACAAACCCAACAAAATCATTACACAAGCTGTTACCAGAATTGACACCATATGCACTGCATTCACGTATTGGGTCATTACTGTATGCACCAGAAGAAGATTTAATTGTGCCAGGTCTAGTGAATTTTAGACGTGGTGAATTGGTGGTGTACAATAATGGTCTTTACAGACAATGGGCGTTATACTTGGGCCCAACATCCACCACCGGGCGGATTAACATAATCATTAAAGCATCACCAACAGATACAATTTACATGAAAAAGACAGTGGCACGTGGGTCAATTGAGAAATTCCATCCAAACAAAAAAGTTGATCAAGAAATGGGCGGATCGGCGACCGAATTGGAACATTATGTGATGAATATGGGTGTATCAAGAGTTGCCTAAAAGGTTATAGAGACAAGTTAAATTAATGAATAAGTTTTTTTGATCATTAAGTATATAGAGATGGACTTTTATAGCGCTTTTGAAGTTAAAACCACGGCAGAACAATTAGAAAAGTCACCATTTTTGTTTTTAAATAATCATCCAAAACAATTTAATGTACGTACTGAGACATATTTACGCGATATGGTAGCATCTTCTGAAGAATTGACATCATTATTTTATTCCATTGAAAATCAAGACATTATACAAAGACAAATTGTGTTAGAAGTATTTAAAGCACGAAACGTTCGCATTGGTTATCAATCACCACAAAGATTGATGACATTGATGAAGTATGTTTTTGAAGATGCAATGCCTCGCGTAATCACGAAATACACCAATTTAACTGACATGATTAGACACATTAACAAAGTGGTTGTTGATGAAGCAGTTAACCGAAATGGTGCCATTTTGTCAAACTTAGATCATACTTTGTTCTACTTGGATGACATTTCTAAAAACCCAACACCAATTGATTTACCAGTTAATGTTAGTAAACGTGGTACACGTACATTACCTGCATTCTCTGGGCGACGATAAAGTGATTTGGTTTGTAGCAATTAAAACTATTAGTTGATAGTTTTAATAGACAATTACGGGAAAGCTAACATGTTTAATCGCTGGTGCTGTCCTTTTGGGCAACCTTGGCGTAGATGAAAATGGTGCCGTTGGTTTGGAGGTAAGGTTGAATTTCATCAATTTTGTAGCTGGTCCATGCGGTGCCCTTCGTAATATCGCGGGGTGCGGCGCGGATGGTGAGGCCGCTAGCAGGTGCAGCACCAGATGCGAATGGCTCGGCATATTCCGGAATTTGTTCCACAAATTGTGAAGCGCCCGTAAAGCCAGACACCGTGCTGGCGCGGGCGAGTGGGTTACGTGGGTTGTAACGGTGAACGGCTTGAATGTTATTCTCACCTGGCGCTGGGGAGGTGGTAGATGTTGGTTTTCCCCATTGGATAAGGAACGTGGATGCACCTCCAACTTGATGTTTGTTGTCAGTTTGAGTGCGGTATTGGTCAATAGTCACAACTGAACGGAGGTACAGACGGTCGGACTCAGAAGTGCGTGACCCGGTGACAAATGATCGGTTGAAATCAACTTTAGTCGTGTTGATGCTTTCATAACCGTTCATGGTGGTTGGGAGAGTGTTGTAGTTGAATGGTTGGTTCAGCCGGCTGAAAGTGATGTTTTGTTGGCGGCGGTTAACGAAGAACACGAGCACTTGACGAGTGTAAATGATGGATTGGTGTTTGGGGATAATGGTGCTGTCATCTTCCAGGAACCATTGTGATTGTTCAAGGGCAGATTCCAGGCTGTGTGAGAGTTCAAAGCTGTTGGTCTTGATGCTGGAGAATGGCAGGCGGTACACAATCATTGGCAGTGAGGCAACCTTTGGCATGATCACTGAAGTTTGGAATGGGTTGCGGTTCATCAGATTGTAGAGTGGAGTAGTGGCCACAACGGTTGGGCGGATGGCGAATGAGGCCAGGATGCGGCGGAGCACAGTGCCTTCATCACCAACATACACCAGATCTGGGGCATCATACTTGTTCACGCGGCAGTTGTCCACTGCAGTGAGGAAGCCGGCGGTGGTTGGTTCGTAGATCTTACCAGCGCGGAGGGCGAACACAGAGTTCCAGATGTTCTTTTGGAGTTCAAAGCGGTCATGGAGATCTTTGACGGCAGAGGCATCGCACACAACGTCGTTTGGATCTGAGACTAAGTTGTAGTATAGTTCATAGTCTGGCTTGGTCAGGATTTGTTCCTTTTGGTAACGAGTCTTGACGATGTACCCGAGGTTGGCGTACAGAATGCATTCATCGAAGAGGTTAATGCGTGGACCGAAGAGGGCAACTAACACTGGGTGCACATGGATGTTTGGATTGTCCCGGCGGGCATCATAAGTGGTTTTGTACATTTGTGATGTGACTGGGTTTGGCTCATTTCCATTAATGCTAGAGGGGAACAAACCATCATCATATGACAGTGCTTGCAGAACGACTTGAGCATGGAGGGTACGAGTGGCCGCGTATTGTTGGAGGATTTTTTCGATAATTGCATATTCATTGTCTGCAACTTCCATTGGTTCCGTGGTGGCACCAAATGCAACAGTTCCGAGTGCCTTGCCGATGTTGGTCCGTGGCAGTGGTTCGCTGCGGCGGTGGCGGTCATAAGTGCCGGCAATGGTTTGTTCATAGATGCGTTTGAATTCAGTAAATTCGGCATCAGAGAGACCATAGTGGGCCTTGAACTTGAGGGCCTTGTGGAGGAGCTTGTGGAGTGGGTAGCGATCAGAACCGTATTTTTCCAGGATCAGCTTGGCGAATTGTTTGGCGGTTTTGTGGATCTTGTCCCGACGGTCATAGAATGCGTCAAAGATACGGTCGGCAATGGTGGAGCTGTTGTATTGGCTGCGGAGGCGTTCAAGTTCTTTGGATGGGATTTCATCCATGCCTTTGCTCATCAGTTTCTTCACTTCTTGGTCAACTGTTTCGTCCCGGTCGCGAGTGTAAGCGCTCATTAAGTATGTATATATAACTTTGTCAAGATAAAAAAAATTTGTTAAATTAATCAAAACTAGATTAAAATGAAAAAATACATGTTTTTATTTTTAATTCCTAAATCTTTTCTTCAACACCACCATATTTGTTTCATCTAAATCATCTGTTGATGCATACACCTTATCTTCAACTGTATTTATTTTACTCAATCCTATATTCTTTCTTTCTGTCTGAGTTAGTTGTATAGTGTCAGTTTTGGTGACTATTTGTGGTTTTTGTGTTTGAATTTGATATTTGGCATTAAAATTTACAGGTGTTTCAATATCACTCAATGATGCCATTAAAAATTGTAAATTAATTTGCTTATGTATAAGTTCTAATAAGGTTATATTTATGTTGTCTAACGGTACGCATAACAAACACGACATTAAAAATTTGTTGTGGACTGTCAAATATGCACCCAAGGCATATAATGAACTTTTTTCAACACAACAAATTTTGAATGTCGTCACCCAATTTATAAATAGTTTCTATGGTGTCAATTCAGACAGTACAAGTAATACAGGTACTAACAGTTTAATTCATACAGGTACTAACCGTGGTGTGTTATTGATTCAAGGTGAACACGGAACAGGTAAAACAATGATTGTTAATTTAATCTTGGAAAAATTAGGATATACACCAATTAATTTAAACTCAAATGACACACGGACATGGGCCACTTATATGGAATGTATTAAAAAAGCACAATTAAAAAACACAATTGATTCAACATTATGTGGGGGTGAAACAAAAAAGTTTGTGTTAGTCAATGATGATATGGACACATTAGCTAATAATGAAAAGAAAGACACAACTATTTTATGCAAATTAAATGAAACAAATCGGTATTTTCCAATTATCATGATCACCAGTTTAGCACACAAAAAGTTTGTGAGTGATATCAAAAAGACATACAAACTAATTTGTGACATAAAACCGGCATCACATGATGAAATTTTGAAACTTATTAATCGCATTCAACTCAATGAAAGTATTAACATTGAACCATCAGCCATTCAAGCAATCATTTGTTATTGTAGTGGAGATTTAAACCGGTTATTGCATACGTTACAGGATATTAAAGCAGTGTTTGGAAGTAATAAACTTACTTTAGATGAATGGAAAGAATATACTGAAACATCACAACGAAAAGACACCTATATTGATTTACGTAAAGCAAGTTATAAACTACTTAATGAACCGGTCTCATATGACAAAAGTATTAAACTTTATGAAAGTGAAAAAGTATTAGTTCCATTAATGGTTCAAGAAAACTATTTTCGTAGCATTAACAGCAAATATGAAGAACGCACGGCAGCAGATAAAATGGAATACAACAAACTACGTTTATTGAAAATGGCTCAAGTTACAGACAACATTAGCTTAGGTGATATTGTTGAAACCCGTATTTATACTGACCAAAATTGGTTTTTACAACATATTCATGGCTTTTATACATGTACAATGACTAACAAACTTATTACAGATGACGAACGTATAACACGGAATGATGCCTATTATAACGCAGAATTTCCCACAGATTTAAATGTGTTTAGTTTAATGAAAATCAATCATAAAAACTTTTTAAATATTCAAGATAAGTTACCACACAAAACCATTAATGAACTGTTATATTTGAGTCAAATTATCAACACATTAATTAAAAAAGATGACATGGATAAAATTGGTATGTATATGAAGACGTACAAACTAGATTTAAAAAATCTGAATAGTCTACTAAAAATAAATAAAACAAACGATAATGAAATTTTGACATCTAAACAAAAACGAAAACTAACACAATTTATTGTTTGATAAAAATAAAAATGTTGTCTTAGTGTATACTGATGGATTTTGTTAAATTCATTGAACAGAATTTTAACAAAATTGTAGAGTTTAACAAAGTTCAAACAAAATACATTCATGAACAATTCCCACAACATAAATGGCTAACTACACAAAAACATGTCATTATTGAAAATTACACATTAACTAATAATGGTGTTCCCATGATTTACATTGAAAAACTAGATAGACCTTCAAGTGAATCGTTTAATCACTCAAAGTCAGTCATTAAAATAAACACTGATGCAGTTGGACTGTTTCGGATTGGTGGTGTTTTTCACACACATTTAAACATGTTTTGTTGGCCACATAATTTAGCATTGGGTGATAAATCATTAATGTATGATTACAAAGATAAATATGACAACTTCAAGTTTAATAATGTTGTAGATTTAAATCAAACATTGTATTCAGTATGTATGGCTATTCAGTATATGACCGGTGCTGATTTGGTATGTTTTTGCAAATATAAAAGTGCTGTTACATACGAACTACTAATAATACATAAACTCATTCAATAAAATCAATTAATGATTATTAATTGATTATCGGCGTTGTATCATTAATGGTTTAATTAATACAACCACGCCGGCGGTATTTATGGATTATAGGTGTTGTGTCATTAATGGTTTCAATTAATACAACCACGCCGGCGATGTTTATGGATCATAGGCGTTGTGTCATTAATGGTTTCAATTAATACAACCACGCCGGCGGTGTTTATGGATTATCGGCGTTGTGTCATTAATGGTTTCAATTAATACAACCACGCCGGCGGTATTTATGGATTATCGGCGTTGTATCATTAATAGTTTCAATTGATACAACCACGCCGGCGGTGTTTATGGATTACCGGCGTTGTATCATTAATGGTTTCAATTAATACAACCACGCCGGCGGTGTTTATGGATTACCGGCGTTGTATCATTAATAGTTTCAATTAATACAATCACTAACAAAACTAATTAGATCTAATCAGTCTCAGAACTAGAGTCATTCATTTCAATGTTCGTCAATACTTTCATTTTATGCTTTTGTTTTGAACGTTTCATTCTGATTTGTTGTCGTACATTGTCAGTAAAATTGCTTTTATGTAATTCAACAACATTGACAGGCAATGATATTTCAGGCAATATCCACTTTCCCATTATTGGATCTTTGACACGTGGTTTAAAAAAAATATCAATTCCATAACCATGAAAAACATCATTTAACGCGCGAATATATGTTTGGTCTTGTGCCACTTTGCGGTAAAAATATTCTTCAGTAAAATCAGTACCATATTTTTTGATGGCGTTTTTTTGTGTATGATACATTAATAATAACCATTCTTTTTCAACATCATCTTCAGTTAATTTACCATGTTCGACTTTTATTTTTTTCTCACTGGGATCAAACGCCCGTACAATATAAATGCCTTCAGGTGCAATAACTATTGAACCTTGAATTTGTCCTTCATTATAATGTTCAATGAAATGAAAAATATCACTGGTTGAAGGAAACTCATATAATACACCGCGTACTGCTCTAGCTCCGGGTGTTGGTGTAGGAGGATGTGTATGAAAAATGTATTCAAAATCATATGCTTCTAACATATTAGTTGGAAAAAATATTTCTTTATCGTTTGGATCTTCTATGTTTAATCGGGTGTTTAAAATAATACGTTCAACACCTTTATGGTCAAAATCTAAAATACCTGAATGTTCAGAATAACGTAAATTTTGTTTGTTGTCCATATACTTTGGTACACGCCCCCCATGTTCCATTAATGCATCCATTATCATCATTTGATTACGAGTAATTTTCAAGTATTTCATATCATCTTTTTGATAAACAATGTTATTAACTTTGAAATAAGTACGTTTATTGATGGGTAACACATTAATTTCATCATTGTCAACAACAACACTTTTTGTGATAAAATCTAAAAATAATTTAGAGACATGAACAAAATACGTTTTTAAATAAAACAATAAACTATCTTTCCAATGATAATTAGACACAACAAATTCTTTATTTCCAATGGGTTTTTTATTACTTTTGTCTAATAAATCAAATTCTGGTTTTAATTCTTTGTATTCTTTTTTTTTGATTAACACTGCTTGTACTTTTTCTAATTGACTAATTAAACGATGAAAGACATTGGGGGAATGGCCCCATGTTTGTAATGTGTTTCGTTCAGGATACGGGAATGCATAATTATTGTAATCGTAATCTGTCTCAGCTGGCTCAATTGATTTCCTAAAGTATCCTTCATAAAAGTGTAATTGTTTATGCTTTATCAACAAATTCATAATGCAAATATATTAATTGAGTATAAAATAAACCAAAAATGTTTACTCTAAATAATTCATAAAAAAATTCTTTGTTAACCTATGTTATATTATAGTTTAAAATGCAAGACATTCTGACCATCATTCTGCATCCAGAGAATCGCCTTACCACTCTTATGTGGCTTTTAGTTATTGTCGCCGTTTATTACTACTTTTATGGTTCTCCGTTTGAAGGGTTTACCGCTGTGGGTAACGCACCATTAGACCATGCACCAATTACTGATGCCAACAAAGTTGACATGGCCATGTGTTCACCAAAATGTTGCCTACAACCATACCCAACCGGAATTACATTAAACGACACACGTGAATTAGGCAACCATGTCCCAACCCCATACCGCTGCACAGGTGAAGGCGGCCCAGGGTGTGTATGTTTGTCAGCTGAACAACGCGACTTCGTAGGTGGCCGGGCTGGTAATGGCACAAACAGTCTTTAAATAAAACAGTTTTACACTTAGATAAAATAGTTTTACACCAAGATAAAACAATGTATTAAGCTTTAGTTTAATACAACAAAATAATATGGTTCATTAAATTAAAAATAATGACTTACAAAAGTATACATAACCTATAACAAATGTTATTCGCCATAAAAACAGAGGAATATTTTAGAGGTCTCTTAGAAAAGTATATTGTTTTAGAAGTTTTGAAAGGGTTTAAAACAATTTATAGTGATGCTGTACAAGTGGTTGCTGAAGACACTGACCGTCAATTGGAAGGAAAAGTATTGAAAGTTTTTCAGAAACTGTTAAAAACGATTCCTACATGGTCTCAAGACATTTTAACTAAAGAAACCGCTAGAATACGCAATGGATTTACTGGTGATGTCTCATTAGATGATTTATTAAAAGCTATCATTAAAGCTAACATGGTCATTTTATCCAATAATAACCCCGAATTATCATTGCAGTATCTGGCTGGACCTAATAAATTTCATGACACTGTTAAATTAGAACAGTTTGTTCATCAATTATACATTGAATGTGCTAGAAAGTTTTACATGTATCCTGAATTATTTTTTACTGATGTTCCACCAATTGAAAGCAATAAGAACACGCGAGAGAGTTTAAAGATCATTGAAGAATGCTATAATCAAGCAGTACGAAAAATGATCCCTTTAAACATGACATTAAAAATGTATTTAAATGATAATTACATGTTACCTACTAGTAAAGCGGATGATAACACATTGACTGAGGCGGAAAGTAATAACTTGAAGAAAATGATGAAGGCTAAAGTGAATGACGCTTTAAAGATGTCTGGATTTTCTGAACAGCCAGATTTTTCTGATCGTCATCAAATGAATATGCCTGGAATACCCCGGCCGGGATCAGTACCACCTGGCATGTCTGGGTCAAGTGGGGTTGTTACTGGTGGTTATACAACACCGGGAACCAGAAACCCATATGAATATAGTCAACATGGTGGCCGTCATAAATTGCCAACAAATCCAGATTCATTACCTTCATCATTACAACAAATGCGCCCAAATTTACATGAATTGTCTAATTCGAGTTCAAGTCATAATTCCAGACAACGACGCAGCAACAAATCTCATTCTAGAACACGAACACATAGCAGAAGCCCACAAAGACGAAATGTCGAAGAAGAAAAAGTGGTGGAAATGGTATTTGATAAAAATCGTATCAAAAATGGTGGATTAAACAAACAAATTGATCATACAATTCGGGAAAGTGAAGTAAATCCAGGTATTAAAGATGTAGCCATTGCACCACGTGGAGAATTAAAATATGACCCACATGCTGAAAGTGACAGTGACACAACAGAAAGTCCCAAAGTAAATAATGCAGTTGACAATGTACAAGTATTTGACAACAACACGAGTGCATCTAAAAAATCATTACTCAGTAATGCATTTCGTGATGTAAAGACGGATAAACAAACGTTTTTTTCAAAGTATTTAAACAACCCTTAAGTATTTGTTAAATGATTCCTTTTTTATTACTTTGGAGTAATAAAAAACTCATGTACTTAACAAATCCATAAGTATTTGTTAAATGATTCCTTTTTATTACTTTGGAGTAATAAAAAACTCATGTACTTAACAAATCCATAAGTATTTGTTAAATGATTCCTTTTTATTACTTTGGAGTAATAAAAAACTCATGTATTTAAATGATTTCTTTATTATTTACAGAATAACAATTATGCTACACATGTCATGTTACTTCAAGATTGACAACATGACATAATCAGTATATGATGTAACGCCTGTTGTAATGTTATAAACCATATTGACATTTTTAATTGATCATAAACATGTTAACATTAAATTGGGGCATTATATAAATTCAAAAAACAGAAATTATATGATTAGTATAAAAAAATATGTTGTCTTATACTAATATACAATGTTTTTACAACCATATTTAGAATATCTTAAAAAACCTTTAGTTATTGCAATAATTGCCGGCTTGTTAGTATATGTGTTGCATTATTATGAAAATAAAGACACCCCTAATTTTGATGTTCAAAGTAGTCTTAAATATCCGTTAATCGTATCCGGTGCTATTTATTTGTCATTAACCTACTTACCCGGCTTGTGTGGTTTTGATGTACAAAAAACATCAAATGGGTCAACAAGTGCAGTAAGTAGTGCACCTCAAATATCTGCGGCAACTGTCAGCAAATTGGCCAGACAAGACGTGTACTCAGATTTGCCAAACTTTTAATTAACAGCATTCATTTTAACATAAATTTTAGGTTTATTCTTTTTTGTACCTAATGACCCCCAATCAACTGTTTTAACTGATGTCCCAGATGCATTATAACGTCTCGCGTTAAATTCTTTATATTTTTCACACCCCACCATAAACTTTGGTACTTCTTTACTTCTGTAAAAGAATACTTTTTTTGTTAAATCTCGTGTTTGAATTTGGTTGTTAATTACCATACACCCATAATTTTCAGTAATTTGTAAAAACACTTGACGGAAAATGTCCACATTGTAAAACATACCTGCATAATGTGTATATAGTTTGTCTTGATTGTTACGGAATTCCTCATTAAACAAAAATACATAGTTAAAGTTGCTACGTAATTCCGGTTGAATACCTAACGAATATTGCATAGCTAACAAATATGTTAAATCATAATGCCTGCCTTCATTCATAATACTTAATACATTTGGATCTTTCAACCATTGATCTTTTGAACTCATGCAATCGTCCATAATTAAAAAAGCCCGGGAGTCTTTCGGCCGTTTCCCTTTTTCAATTCGAACTCGGTTTTCTTCTTTCATTGTCATTTGTCGTTTGAGTAATTTTGGAATTATTGTGTCTCTATATTCATGATAAATGTAACATGACGGAATGAAATCATCCCAGAATTTATTAAGCCGGTCAGTCGGGGCAATAACAATTCCCGCTGGTATATCTTGAGCCTTGTACATGATTTCACGCATGGCCCATGATTTCCCAGAACCTGAACGACCAATAAGAACAATTTTTGGGTGGTTCATTTCTGGATTTCCCCATTTATCTTTTTTTAATTCCCCCGATTCATTTACTTTACGAAACATACTCATAATCGGAAATGGATTAACCATCACACAACTGCCGCTCATTTGAATTTCTTTCTTCTCTTCTTCCATATGGTCTATATACTATATTCCCTCTTTAATTTTTTACCTTTAACCTATGCCACTTTTATCAAGTAAATAATTATTCATACAAACAACCAACGTGATTGTATTATTTGAAATCAAATAATGCGGCAACGTTTAAAGTAATTAAATGAATGACGGCCAACGTGATTGTATTATTTGAAATCAAATAATGTAGTAACGTTTAAAGTAATTAAATAAAAATGATCACTAACCCCTGCGGTCGGTTCGTGTACTTTTTAACTGTATGATCACTAACCCCACCATGGATCAAGTTCGGTAAATAAATCTTTGTATATTACACTAGGGTAATTAGGTACTTTTTGCTCTTGTTCAAATGTTCGGGGTATGTATTTGTAAACAATTTTAGTTGTGTCACGTTGAGAATAATACTGTGTTAATGAATACACCAAATACAACGCGACAATAAACAATATATTTTTCATTATGTTCTTTAATATGTACATCTTATTTTCTATATAATTATTTTGAAAATTCAAAATAGTTATTTACAACAACAATTATTACAAGTTACATGATTAACTTTGTTTTGCTTTTAGACGGTTGTAAATACGTTCCAGTTTCAGTGCATCACGGCGAATTGCATCAGCTTCTTTAGTTTCTTTGGTTAATTCAGCCCGGGCTTGTTTAATTTCTGCTGCCAGTGCGGTAATCTTTTCACTTGACACATTTTCTGGAACTTCTGCATTTTGTGGAGTGTTGGCAACTTCATTAGTCACTGGTGCTACTGGTTCGGTCGTGTTTGCTGGTTTAACTTTTGGCATGTTTTTCCCTGATTTTGCTTCAGACACTGGAAGTCCTGCCATACGTTGAATGTTTTGACGTTCCATCAGTTTACGACGGGCGCGTTCCTTTTGTTTTTGACGGCGTGATTTTTGATCTTGTAACACCTTATTCACTTCTTCTTGTTTACGTTCCCAGAAATCAACATTCGCTTTTTGGTGATTTTCCACATTCAGTTTCATCAGGTTATTCAGGCGGTCATTTCTGTATTGACTGTCGCCAACTTGAGCCCGGTTATCAGGGTCTGGATCAAATGGAAGCCATTTGCCCACATCACCAATGAATAGGTGAATGTGTGGTTCAATGTCTTTAATCTTTTCAATCCATGCCCGAGCGTCTGTCTCTGTCGCAAATGCACCAATAAACTTAATACCGCACATGGTATCAGTGGTTTTATCTTTGACACTACGAGGACTCACGAATGCAAAAACCCCAAATAACTGACCATTTGGTGCGGGGGTGTCCTTTAAGTAATCTTTGCAATCAATTTCAATTGGTGCACCAACACTTGAACCAATGTTGCTGTTTGCCGTCACTGGACCATTAGACGCCTGGACATTTCCCGCGGCGGCTTCTGGCAGATTTAGTTCAACATCATTGGATGCAACTGGTTCAGAAGTTTGATCACTCATTAATCGTTATAATGCTATAATATATAATTTATGACAACCTTAAACGGATATAGTATAGTTATTTATATTGGTTTAATTTATATTGTGTAAATGTCACGGAAACAAGTAAAACCCATAGTTTCAGAACAACCAAAACCTATACTAGTCAAACATAACGGCAATAAATATGCCGTCATTAATTTAAGAATGCCTGTTGTCGTTGATCTGCATAATTTAGACTATTTTGAAAATAACCATGTTTATTTATCTGACGATCACCCTGTATATTCTGATGAAGGTCATAAAATATTTCTTTATGATGAAATCGCAGAACCTGATGATGGCCAAACTGTTTATTTTATTAATGGTATCACTTTTGATTTACGTGAAGAAAATTTAACGTTTGTTAAACCACTCAAAAAATGGCCTCGTAACATAAAAATACCAGAAGAATTAGGCATTAATGCCAATGATATACCATCCTATGTCTATTACAAACCACCCTATGGAACTAACAGTGATTATTTTAAATTACAAATTGGTGATTTATCATTTGATTCTGCCAAGGGTAAAGACATACCAATAAAATGTAAATTAGAAGAAATTAAAACATACTTGCGCAAACTTCGCAAAACCGACCCAAAATTATTCAGTAAATACCTAATTGATAAAAACATAACTGATGAAGAAAAAGAACAAATAGACATTTATAATAAAATCATCAACAAAGCTGGATATAACATTAAAATAAAAGTCAAACAAATTGACTATTTAGAACCATTAAAGTTAACAACTGAAGAACAGCAAATTTTAAACAAATTAACTGATCCAACACACCGTCTAAAAATCAGCCGGCCGTTCATACATACTGATGATATTAAAATTCCCAAATATTGCAGTTACCGAAAACCAACCAAACATCGTGGGGATGCATTCATTATGACCAAATACCATCCCAGTAATACCACCGGCAAAGATGTTCAAACTTCCACATCCAAATATGTCTCAACTATTGAAAAGTATAACGAACTTTTAGACATGATCCAAAATGATTCTGATTCTAGTTCTGATGACTCTACATGAACTTTTTATGTTTTAATTAAAACATAAAATATTCAGTCGTTTTGTACAAATCAAAATGAAGGAAAGAAATTCAGTCGTTTTGTACAAATCAAAATGAAGGAAAGAAATTCAGTCGTTTTGTACAAATCAAAATGAAGGAAAGAAATTCAGTCGTTTTGTACAAATCAAAATGAAGGAAAGAAATTCAGTCGTTTT